CCGACTTTTCGGTATCTCATGGCGTATTGATGAGCCTTTTTTTGAAGTAGAAGAAGGCGGGCATTTTTCTTACACCTACAAGGGATATTTCTCTCTTGGCGGTGTAACCATTGAGGCGATAGGGACGAGGTCTTCCAAAGATGGGTTCTTCAAACGGTATGACAAACAGAGAAATGAACTCCCCCCCAGCGAGATAGACAAGGGCGATGTAAAGAAGGCGGCCTATACCAATTGCATAGGAAATGGGATTACAAGATTATTAGGCATTAGAAATCTCACATGGGAAGATATAAAACAGGCAGGCATTGTTCAAAGCCAGACAAGGCGGATTGAATATAAAGAGACAGAAAAGCCCAAAAAAGAGGAATCAAAAGAAAAAGATATTAGAGATAAGTTCCTTGATGAACTTGCCCAGTATTGTGAAAAAGATTTAGAGGAGATGGAAAGAATCTGCCGTCAATGTTCATTCTTCGAAAAAGACGACAGGACATATACCTTTGGAATTAATGATGTAAAGCGAAAAAAGGAAAACGGGGATTATAGGATTAATGAAAAATGGATTGGTAAGGCTTTGGGTGTATTAAGAGACCTCAAGGAGGCGGACAATGCTGGTGGAAAAAATTTATGAGACAAAGCAGGCACAGATAAAACAGATGCCTGTCCATACAAATAGAGCAAGTCAGCTTGGTCATCCTTGCGAGAGGTATCTGGTATACGAAAGAACGAAATGGCAAGAAAAGACCCTCCATGGTGTAGGGTTGCAGCTTGTTTTTGACCTGGGCAACATCTTTGAGGATGTTGTCCTAACAGATTTAAAACAGGCTGGATTTACGATTGTTGAACAACAACGCCCCTTCTTTTACCCTGATTTCAATATCTCAGGGCATATAGACGCAAAAATACTTATAGATGGTAAGGCCGTCCCTTTGGAAATCAAAAGCGCATCGCCTTATGTATTCAATGCCATAAACAGTATAAATGATATGAAAAAATCAAAATATGTTTATATGCAAAAATACCCTGCACAATTAAATATTTATATGCTCATGTCAAATATTGAGCGAGGGGTCTTTATTTTCAAAAACAAATCCACGGGGCAGATGAAAGAAATATGGTGTGATTTGGACTGGGAACTTGCCGATAGCCTCTGTAAAAAAGCCCAGAGGATCAATGAGCATGTGGTCAATGGAACACTACCAGAACCAGTTGATAACGATGCCATATGTGAAGGCTGCGAGTATGTTCATATCTGCCTGCCTGAACGTGCCGGGAAAGAGATGAAGATCATAGACGATACTGATTTTGAGACTCTACTCGATAGATATGATGAACTAAAAAAGATAATGAAAGAATATGATGAGTTAGATAGAGAAATTAAGGCAAGGCTTGATGGGGTGGAAAAGCTCACGGTGGGACACTGGTTTATAGAAAGAAAATTAAGGAAGACTACAAGATATGAATTGCCAGATGAGTTGAAAGCCCAGTATGCAAAAGAAGTTACGTTCTGGGTGACAAGGATGGTGCGGGTATGATTTCCACATGGCTTATGAAGGCGTTGTTGGTGGCATACGGAGTGATCACGATTGCCTGTTTATGGGAGAAAGATTACCCGAGGGCTCTTTATTGGCTATCAGCCTGCGGGATTACGACAGCCATATTGTGGGGGATGAGGTGAATATGGATTATCAGAAATTCCTTAGTCAGAAAGAATTAACAATTAAACCTGCTGGTTTTGACGTAAACAATGAAATAATCAATCCCGTTCTGTTTCCTTTTCAGAGAGATATTGTCCGATGGGCTGTTAAAAAAGGCAGATGTGCTGTTTTTCTTGATACGGGCCTGGGAAAAACATTTATACAACTTGAATGGGCAAGAATAATTGGCAAGCCTACTTTAATTTTTGCCCCCTTATCTGTTGCAAGACAAACAATCAGGGAAGGCAAAAAGATTAATATTGATGTTGCTTATGTGAGGTCTCAAGATGAGCTTACAGAGGGCATAAATATCACAAATTACGAAATGATAGATAACTTTGATAGCTCACAGGTAGAAGCTATTATCCTTGATGAGTCATCTATTATTAAATCAATCTCGGGGAAAATCAGACAAAAATTAATCCACAAATTCAGACATATCCCATATAAATTGTGTTGCACCGCTACCCCTGCCCCTAATGACTATATCGAACTTGGGAACCATGCAGAATTTTTAAATGTATGCACCATGCAAGAAATGCTTGCAATGTTTTTTATCAATGCCAATAAAGAACATACATATATCATTGGCGACAAAACAATCATAAAAAAAGGAAGTAATAAAGGCGGTCAGGAATGGAGATTAAAACATCATGCTGAAGACGCATTTTTTAAATGGCTGTCTAACTGGACTATTGTAATGACAAAGCCATCCGACCTTGGCTATGAAGATGGAGGCTTCAATCTACCACCATTGAATATAAAGACAATCTTTGTTGAAACCAATTACAAACCAGAAGACAAATTATTCTTTATCGGTCTGTCAGGCATAGAGGATAGATTGCAGGTTAGAACGCAGACAATTGAACAAAAATTAGAAGGATTAAAGCAAATATCTTTTGACGGGCAGTTGATTGTATGGTGTGGGCTTGACAAAGAAAGTGCTGCTTTAAAAAAGTATTTTGGTGATATTGCAGTAGAGGTTAAGGGGTCAGACTCTCCAGAAGATAAGGCAAGGTCTTTTGAGGATTTTCAGGATGGTAAATATAAGGTATTGATTACTAAACCCAAGATAGGCGGTTTTGGTATGAACTTTCAAAATGCTAATACTATGGTCTTTTTCGGTATCAATGACTCATGGGAAACATATTATCAGGCAATTAGAAGAGAATGGAGATTTGGGCAAAAAAATCCTGTGAATTGCTATATTATACTTTCGGAATATGAGAGAGAAGTTTTAGAAAATATTAAACGAAAAGACAATCAGGCTTGGAGGTTAAAAGAGAAGATGATTTCATTACTAAAAGATTATGAAAAAGGAGAAATACAAGGAATAGACGTTCATAAAGACGATTATAAAGAAGATACTGTCACAAATCACAAATGGACTGCTATGCTTGGTGATTCCTGCATCAGAATAAAAGAAATTGAGAATAATTCTATTGATATGAGTATATATAGCCCCCCGTTTGCAGATTTGTTTGTATATTCTAATTCTTATAGAGATTTAGGAAACTGTAAAAATTGGGACGAATTTTTTACGCATTATCGTTTTATTGTTGAAGAGATACTGCGCATTACAAAACCAGGGCGATTATCATGTGTTCATACATCAGATATACCTGCGCTGGCAAATCGAGATGGATATATAGGTTTAAAAGATTTTCCCGGAAAAGTTATCGCCTTACATGAAGAATGCGGATGGATTTTCACAGGAAGAATTTTTATACAGAAAAACCCACAAGCCCAGGCTATACGGGTTAAATCAAAAGCCTTGTTGTTTGTGCAGATGCAAAAAGATTCATCACATTCAAGACCAGCACTGGTTGACCAGGTATTAATTTTTAAAAAACCAGGTGAAAATAAAATACCAATTCAGCCTGTAAAAAATGGAGAACTTGACAATGAAAAATGGATACAGTGGGCCCACGGTATCTGGACGGACATCAAAGAGACAGAAACATTGCAATATTATCACGCAAGAGATCCAGAAGATGAAAAACATATATGCCCCCTACAATTAGGGACTATAGAAAGGTGTATAAAGCTGTATTCTAATCCTGGTGAAGTTGTATTTACCCCTTTCATGGGCATCGGTTCAGAGGTGTATATGGCTGTAAAGCTTGGAAGGCGTGCAATAGGGATTGAGTTGAAGGAATCGTATTTCAGAACGGCTATCAAATATTTACGAGCAATAGGCTCACAGGAATCTTTAGATGGCTTTGGCAACAAAGAGAGACATTATGCGGAACAGAGATAGCAGAAAAACGCATAGCTGGAACATTAGTAAACGAAACCCTATTTGTGGAATTACAACAGCTATATTGTGGGGGATGAGATAATTAAAACACATCTTGACCTTTTTTCTGGGATTGGTGGTTTTGCTCTTGCCTGTAAATGGGCAGGAATTGAAACTATACAGTTTGTTGAAATAGACCCGTTCTGTCAGAAAGTATTACAAAAAAATTTCCCAGGAGTGCCGATACATGACAACATCAAAACATATCATTGGACAGAAGAATATAGACCTTTTATTCTCACAGGGGGATTTCCATGCCAGCCCTTCTCTGTTGCAGGAAAACAATTGGGCAAGGAAGATGACCGTTATCTCTGGACAGAAATGTTCCGTGTTATTAAAGAAGCAAAGCCCCATTGGGTTCTTGCTGAAAATGTTGCTGGAATCGTCAACATGGTTCTCGACGAAGTGCTTGCTGACCTGGAAAGTGAAGACTACGAAACAGGAACGGTTATTATTCCAGCTTGTGCCAAAAACGCCCCGCACAGACGAGACAGGGTATGGATTATTGCCCACAACAAATGCCTGGGATGGAAGGAGAGGACCAGGGAAAGAATACAATCCGAAATCAAAATCGCAGAAGGACCGAACATTGGAGATATTAATACAGAGAGGGCTATTGCCAACCCCAAGAGCGGGGAATCCAGGGAGCAGACGACAGGGAACTGGGGGGAGGGTTTTAGCAGAGGAAGTTGTCAAAGTAATCAATATGCCATTTCTACCAACACCAACAGCAAATACATCAAAGAATTTAGGGGGGGAATATCAATTATGCAAAAAGGGCAGAACAGAAACACTTGGACGGAGTTTTTATGACCCAGATTGGACAAAAGACTGGACTGAGGTTGCAACCCTCTTTTGTAGAGTGGATGATGGGATTTCCCCTGAACTGGACATCGCTGGAGCAAGAGACAACAGGGTGGCAAGACTAAAAGCACTTGGAAATGCCATTGTTCCTCAGATAGCTTATGAAATTATTCAGAGGATTGTATTAGTAGAAGGAACTTATAAGGAGTGAAAGATGTATAACATAACGGTAAACGAAACCCTGTTTGATGTGGAGAAAGGTTATGGAACTTAACAAGATATATCAGGGTAATTGTCTGGACATATTAAAAACATTTCCTGACAATT